ATTGACTAGTGCAGGGTTAGTGATTAAAACCCTTCCTGAAATTAGAGAAGATTTCTTAACAAAGTGTAGAGCAAGAATATCACCCGATTGGGATGATAGTGCCAACTTATTAATAAATATTGAGCAAGGTATTATTGCAGATGTTGCTGCTGATCTGTGGGAAGGTGTACAAGGTGTGTATGACTCCTTCTTCCCTAAGTCTGCTACAGGATTAAACCTAGATAACGTAGCTGATATTGTAGATGTTAAACGTATTGCTGCTGCTAAATCTACAGCAGTGTTAGAGTTCACTGGTACTGTCGGAACTGTGATACCAGAAGGTACAGCAGTCAAGGTTAGTGGTACAGAAGAAAGGTTTATGACCACAGCTTCTTACACACTACTAGCTACCCAATTCAGTGACGTTACCCTTGGTGTGACGGCATTAGCTAACTCAACCGCATATTCAGTAACAATAAACAGTACCTTAGTTAGCATTACTTCAGATGGTAGTGCAACTGCTGCTGAGATTGTTACTGCACTTAAAGCTGCTATTGATTTAGCTAACTTAGGGGTGACTACCACCCTACCTACAAGTACAACCCTACGCATTAATGTTACCGAACCTAACAGTGTTTACCCTATTGTAGTTGGTGCTCGTTTAGGTATTAATAGTGTAAGTGACTTAGTGTTAGCTGAAGCAGAGAGTTCTGGTGTTATAAAAGCACCAGCAAATACATTAAACACTTTACTTATCCCTGTTGTGGGTATCACCTCTGTAGACAATGCTATTGCTGCTGTAGAAGGTAGACTAGAAGAGACCGATGAAGAACTAAGAGTTAGACGTTATGAATCAGTAGCAATCATTGGTGCCTCTACAGAACGTGCGATTATATCTAATGTTAAAAATCTTGAAGGTGTTACAGCAGCCTTTGTAATTGCTAATAGAACATTTACAACAGATGTTGATGGTAGGCCTCCTAAATCTTTTGAAGTGGTTGTAGAAGGTGGAGATGAAGTTACTATTGCTGAAACAATCTGGGCTTATCATCCAGCAGGTATTGAGACTTACGGGGATATTACTCGTACCATAACAGATGAAGATGACCAACCTCAGACTGTCCTATTTAGTAGGCCAACTGTTGTCCACATTAAAATGGAAATTGACTACACCAAGTATGATGAAGAAGCATTTGCTGCTACTGGTGAACAAGGTATTAAAGATGCAGCGTTCTTGTACGGCTCTAGTTTGAATATTGGTGTTGATGTTATCCCACAAAGATTCTTCGGAACTATCTTCAGCAATGTTCAAGGTTTAGCTTCTCTTGCTGTCAGGGTATCCTCGTCTACAGATGAAGTCACATGGACACCATTTACAACCTTACCGATTGCAATTGGGCGTAAAGAAAATAGTAGCTTTGATATTACCCGTATTGTTGTAAACGAGGTATAAATATGAATACTTATTCCCCTAAAGCTTTCGAGGTGTAACACATGACTGATTACGTAGTACGTGGTCTAGCTCACCTACCCTCTCAATTTCAAGACTCACCTATTTATAAAGAACTCTTAACTATCTATTTGGAAGAGTTTCAAGAAATTGAAGACACAATACAACAGATACTTCTTCAAACTAATGTAGATGATGCAGAGGGTGTTCAACTTGATAATATAGGTGAGCATCTTGGTAAACGTAGAGAAGGCTTAACAGACCCAGATTATCGTGTAGCCCTTAACATTCAAAAGATATTGAATGCTGGTGAGGGGAGGTATTCTACTGCTCTGCAAATGTGGCGTACTGTGATGGGAAGTGACACTGTAACCATGCAGGAGGAGTTTCCTGTCGGTGTATCTTTATACTCCGATGTTGGTGCCCCTACCCTCACCCAACTAAATACCTTCACACAGACATTACCTATCACAGTTACAGCCTCTATTGTAGCTTCTTATTCATCTAACGATGCTTTTGTATTCGAGGGTGGTATTGGTGGTGGGTTTGGAACTACAGGGGATGTTTCAATTGGTGGTGAACTTGTTAGTCGATACACCAATATAATTTAATTTAGGAGTGCAGAAATGCCCTATACAAATGCAAGGCCAACAGTATTTCCTGAATTGGCTACAGATGATGTTTATAATGGTTTGCTTGGTGCCATCAACGTACAAGAACCTCCATCAGATATTAAGACTGATGGTTATGACTATGGCGCTAAGTTACCCAGAGAGTTTCATAACTGGTATGGTCGTATTACGAATAATTGGTTGAAGTATGCAGATGAACGAGTTACAGATATTCTTACTCGAATAGCACTTACTGAAACTACAGTAAAGAATTCAAGAACATATTTTACATCTCAGTGGTAAGTTAATAGGAAACAACAATGGCATTCGGAAGATTAGCTAGTCACACCTCTGGGGCAGCAGGTACTTACTCTGTCTATGAAGTCCCCGTAGGTAAAGTTTTTAAAGGTAATATCTCAGTAGTGGACACAGGCACTGTTAATACAGAAATACACTTGTATGTAAGCCCCACCTCTACCCCAGCTAACGATTATGTAATACAGAAAGATACGCTCACTCCGACTAATAGTGGGTATGAACGTACAGCACTTATTCTAAAAGCTGGTGAGTGGATTTGCTATCAGACAGATACAGCAACTACTCAGGTTGTGGTGTACGGAATACTGGAAGATAGTGTTTCAGATAACTTCTCAAATACAACCTTAATCAGTACAAACACAGACACCACAGTTTATACAAACGCCCCTGTCAAAGATACTAGTTTGAATATTAGTGTGTCGCTTACTGATGGTGCTGTGACCGATACCGCTGTTGTAGAACTTTATGTCACTACCACTAACGTAGCAGGTGGTTATCGTTTACAGAAAGAAACTTTAAGGGTTTCCTCTATGACTGGTTTTGAAAGAGCTGGTTTAGCTATTTCAGCAGCAGATAAATTAATAATCAGAACCACACTAATCTCTGGAACAATTGCTGTTCGAGTTAATGGTTTCATTGAGGCATAATAAATGTCAGTAAATTATTTTGGGAATAGGTCTTCATCCAATAGTGAAAGCCCTTTTTATAAATTAAAGAACGTCTTACTACTAAATAAAACCAATACAGCTAGAGGGCAAGATGCAGGAATGCCTGTATACCGCACAGCGGTTGCTAACAATCTTTTCAAGGCACCCTCAGCAGCAGAGATAAGTTTAGGCACAATAACTTCAGCAGGTGGGGTAACTGCGGTAGCTACTGTAAGCACAACTACGCATTTGGCCAACAGTGTGGCAGCTTGTTATCACTTGAATACGAGTGACCAATGCCTGTATGTTTTGGCGTATACAAGTTCCCCCTCTATTGCCTTGCAACTAATGAAGGTGTCAGACTCTACTGGGGTACTTACAGCAATTGGTAGTTCCTTTGTTCCAGCAAACCCAACTTGGTGGCCATCATCTGCCACAAGTAATAATGAGGTGGCAACCATGTACGTAGACGGTAGCAATCATATTCGAGTTTACATGGATGGGTACTATCACCAGATAAATAAGACAACAGGTGCCATTGTAAGTCAGGATACAATAGTTACTATAGGAAGTTATAATCTTAAGGATACTTCCTATTTGAACACTACTGGCACTGTTGCCTGCCAACGTCCAGTTGCTGGTGGTGTTGCTGGGGATCAGACTCTGGGGTTTCCCTCTATACACTCTGTGGCATCTGGTATTGTAGTAGATCTTAATACTAAAGTTTCTAATATCTTTGACCAAAGACAAAGCTATGCTGGTAGTGATTTTTCTCAAATGATTCGAGTGGACTCGGATAAGGTTTTCTTCGGGAACCTTGGTATAGGGGGTAGTACTAGAAGTTTTGGCTACTATAACATATCAGACTTTGACCAATGCCTGCAATCTATTGTGGACTGGTACTCTGGAGCCTAACTATGAAAGTTGCTGAAGTTAGGAACTTTAGGGTAGTTTCTGTTTACAACTGGGTTACATTACCTCCAGAAGTTGTCGGTGACAATAATTATAAAATTTTAGAAAGCTTCCAACAAGAAGTTGACATTGGTTGGAAATACGAGGGCGGGGAATTCCTCCCTCCAGATGAAATAGTAATTAACTATGGAACTAAGATCACTAAACTAGCATTCTTAAATCGTCTTGGTGATTCCGTTCTTGCTGCAATAGAGGCTGCTAGTAGAGTAAACAACACATTAGGTTATGCTGCTGCTGTCATTAAAATTAAACATGCTTCCAGCACATACATTGACTTATCCCTCCCTGAGACACAATCAGACGTACAGAAGTTAGTTGACTATGGTTTCATTGATGCAGCTAAACGTCTTGAGATATTAAATACCCCAGTAACAGAGAAAGAAGTTCCGTTGTTTCTTAACGGAAACATCTATTAAAGAGAAATAAAATGACTGTACAAACAAATAAAGTTGAGAAAGAACAACCTAAAGAAGTGGCTACTCCCGTAGCTAAACCTATCCCTGACTTCGATCAATACATTAACGTAATCCTTACTAAAGAGTCTTACGAAGTGGTGAAGGCTGCTGTAGCTAAGAATCCTGAGAAGCTTACTAAGATTATGCAATATGTAAACTCTCCAGACTTCAAGCAAGAGCAGTTAAAAGAAGTGTTTTCTCGTCCAGTGTTCTAAGGAATATTTACACAATGCAAACAGCACCAATTATCTTTGCTAGTAATAATAAACCATTCTCCCTATTAATTAAATTAGGTACGTTAAGTAATTGGTGCCATTGTGCAATCCTCGATGGTGAATATGTAATTGATACAACATTAGCAACAGGTTGTAGGCGTATTCCTGTATATGAGTGGGTTAAGCACTACCCTAAATATGAAGTAGTTCAAATGCCTATCGTAGATAAAGAATCTGCTATTGAATTAGCTAGAAGTTGGGTAGGTAGTAAATATGATTGGCTTGGAATATTCTCGTTCATTATTCGTAAGGATTATGAAGATAAAACTAGATACTTTTGCAGTGAGCAGGTTGCAATCTATTTAGGGATTAAGAATATTCCTTGGAGATTATCACCAGCATTCTTGTATAGAATGTACAGAACAATGAAAGGCTATATTCTATGACATACACAAAAAACCCTAAGATTGTAAAACCAAAGTTGAACTTAAGAAATACATTACTTGGGTTAGGTTTCTCCTCTGCTGTTGTAATCTCTGCTACACAACTTACAGCGCCTTCTGAGGGGTTGGTGATGGCACCATATTTAGATATAGCAGGGGTGGCTACAACCTGTTATGGCACCACTGATAGAAATAACATTGGTGTTGTGATTAAAGATAAGGCGTACACAGAACAAGAATGTACCGTCATGCTGGCTAACGAACTAGCTGAAATAGAGAAGCAAATAACCCCAATGATTAAAGTTTCTGTAAACGATTATCAGAAAGCAGCATTCTTAGATTTCTCTTATAATGTTGGTGTTGGTGCATTTCAGAAAAGTAGTGTATTAGGATTCCTAAATGCTGGTAACACTAAAGCATCTTGTGAATCTTTAATGAAATATGTGTTTGCTGGTGACTGTAAAGAAGGACAGAAGAATTGTGTTCTTACAGCTAGTGGTAAATGGAAGTTAAAGTTGAATGGGTTAGTTGAACGTAGGAACTTGGAAATGAAATATTGCTTAGGTGAAATTAAATTGCAGGATGACCGCAAATGACAGCAATTAGCATGACTAGCATGGGAAAGAATCCAGCATACGGACGACTAGAGAGCGGGTTCGATCCGCTTGCGCCATATGACCCGCAGTATCTTATTGTAAATGGTTCGGGTTTTGGCACAAAATCGGCTAACTCGCCTGCCATTGCAGAATATTTTACTGGCTCTGCTAATGGGCAGTTACTTTCGAGCTACTCCCCATCTTGGGTGGCATATTCTGACGATGGCGGAGTGATTACAAGCCTAAATCCTAGATATTCTGGTCATAAATCTGGGTATAACGATTATACGCGTGGCGAGTTTTCAACCAACTACAAGCAGTACGCTCCTTCAAGATCAGTGTTTCTAAGCTATTGGGCTAGAATTTGCGACTTTCGGTCAGGATACGATGGCGGGGTAATAAAACACGGTCGGATAACTAGCTCATCAGCAGCAGGTGGTGGCGGGGTATACAACGGTGAAGGGGCACAAGCGTTCGGTGGGGTTGACTATGGGACAGGTGGATACCCTTCGTGGTCAGGATCAGAGAATGGGCTAAACAGTCTTGGTGAGTTTAGCGATTTACCTCTTGATACGTGGTTCAGAATTGAATATGAGGTTCATCTAAACGATGTAGATATTGCAAACGGGTTTTATAATTTGCGGGGAGATGTGTTCTCAGGAAGGCAGTCTGGCGCAATAATGCAGCGTAAGACTGGGTTTACAAAAGCTAATTATTTACTCGATACAACATTGCTAGGGCTAGAAA